GAGGATCGTCTTGATGAGTCTCTGTATGATAGCATTTCAGATTCTTCATTCTTAACAGTTGGTGTTGAGAAAGATGTAAAGGATAAGACTGTATATAAGAAGTTCCTCACAGCTTATGATGCAGTAGAGTATCTGAACGAGCATCTTGAGGACGGAATGATTGTAAATGTAAAGGGTACAATCGGTTACAGTGAGTATGAAGGTAATGTTTCTACAAAGAAAGAGATTACATCTATTGTACTTTCAAAAATTGACGATGAGGCAGATTTCAAGGCTACATTCTCACAGACAATTCTTGTTGATTCAAAGAGTATTGGAAAGAAAAATGATGATAAGGGTACTATGGAACTGACAGCATATGTTGTTGACTATGTTGGAAAGCCTAAGATTGACGGAGAGAAGATTGAAGTTAAGAAGAATGTTACATACCCTAAGACATTTGAAGTTGCTATCAATGAGAATCCAGAGATTACAGCTAAGATGCTTCAGAGATTTTTCAAGCCTAAGAAGGGTAAAATTACTGAGATTACAGTTACAGGTAATTTAGTAGAGGGTGGATCTACTGTGAATATTACAGAAGATGATATTCCTGATGATATCAAGGAACTTATTGAAATGGGACTGTATTCAGAAGAAGAAGCAGAGAAGAAGATTGCAGTAGGTAATGGCAATCGTGAGAGAAGAATGATTATTGTAAAGCCTGACATTACATATGTGGGAACTGGTGACGATAGAAAGCCTACTGTAGCATTTGAAGATGGCAAATATGATGAAGACGACCTTTATTTCTACGAGCAAGCATTACTTGATGCTGGTGCAGAACCAAGTTCAGATGATGATACAGATTCAGAGAATGAGGAAACTTCGTCAGAAGATGATGACCTTCTTGCAATGCTTGAAGGCATGAACTAAAAAAAATACGCTTGCCCTGTTTAATACAGGGTGAGCATTTTATTAAAAGAATATATACATTTTAGGAGGACAAAAAATTGGCATTTAGAAAAGCAAGAGAAGCAAAGATTGGTGGAAAATTTTTAGCATATGGTTATGAGGGTTCTGGTAAGTCATGGTTTGCTCTTACATTCCCAAAGGTTGCATGTATCGACTCAGAGACAGGTATTGCTCACTATGAGGGCAAGGATATTACATTAGCAAATGGCAAGACTTACAACAATCTTATTTTAGTAGACGACACATCAGACCTTGATGATTTAGAGGATGATATTGACGAAGCAGTAGATTCGGATGAGATTCAGACACTTGACATCGACTCGGAGACTAAGTTTTATGCAACAATGCAGGTTGGAGCTACAGAAGTTGAAGAGAAGAAAGCTCGTAGAAAGGGTGGAGATGTTGACGATACAGTAGTTTCTCAGAGACAGTGGGGACGTATCAAAATTATCAACATGAAGCTTCAGCAGGCTAAGATTGATCTCTCTGCAAAGGGTAAGCATGTTGTGTCAGTTGCACAGGCAACAGAAGTATATGAAGGAACAGGCGATAACCGTAAGTTAGTTGGCATTAAGCCTGATATGCATAAGTCAGTTAAATTTGATTATGACACAATCCTTGAGTTCTATAAGGAAGAGAATGGTGAGGATGTTCGTTATTTTGCAAAGGTTAAGAAGGATAGAACAAATGTAACTAAGGTTGGACAGATTATTGAGAATCCATCTTATGATATTTGGAAGGATTATTTTGAGTCAATGCACGATCTTGAGACAAATGAGACATCATACAAGAATGACTTAAAGACTTCTACAGATTCTATGGTTGACAAAGCTGAGAAAGCAGAAGAGTTGGCTGCTGAATTTAAAGATGTATTAAAGTCACTCAAGGATAATAAAGATGCTTTGCTCAAAGTAAACAAGCAGATGAAGGATAAGGATGTTTCATTAAAGAATCTTGAAATGCAGTCACCAGATACTCTTACAGAGTTAATTGATTTTGCCAAGTTACAGTTAGCCTAATTAAAATTATGCTCCGACAGGTTAATTGCCTGTTGGAGTTTTTAAGAAAGGATGATTTGGTAAATGAGAAATATAAAAAAGAAAGATAACAAGCAGTGGATTGAACTATGTGAGTATGTAAAGAAAGAAATTCTTGAATACGATGATAATATGAAATTTCCACAGTATCTTGCATTAAAGTTACAAGGTATTAAACGTGGCGAACATATAGCGAATAATAATCATGAAGCAAAAGCTAATTATGATGATTACACAATTTTATGTACTTTTAAGTTGTGTAAGAGAAAAATTGTTACATATTTACATGAAAATGAAAAGAAAATCAAAGATGAAAAACATAAAATCAATCTTATTATGAAAATGATTGAGCCTGAAATCAACGATGTGTATTTGAGATTACAGAATGTTAAAAAGACTGAGGAGAGAGTTGAATCTAAAGACTTCAATAATCAGAATAATGAGAATGCTGGATATGTAAAAAAGACTAAAGAGACAAGTGACAGAATGAAGAAACTGTTTTGAGGAGGTACTAATTGGCTGAGAAAAAAGAGAATAAAAAATTAACTCCTTATCAGGAAGAAGTATTAAAATGTGCAAAACAGATTCGAGAATACAAGATAATAGCAGAAGCTAATATAGTTGCTATTTTATATAAACAACCAGAATTAATTTTTGATTATACATTGCAGCTTGAAGATTTTAGTGAAAATACATGGCGAGTCTATTGGCAGATTGCAAATGACATTATTGTAGTAGAAAAGAAATCAGTATTGGATGATATGACTGTTGGTTTATATCTTGAAAAGCATCAAAAACTCAAAAAGGAATATGAGGATTATGGTGGATATGAAACGATTGATAAAGCCAAAGAGTATGTAAACATTAACAATATGGATGGGTATGTCAAAGAGTTATATAAGTGGAAAACAGTTTTGGAGATGTTAAAAAATGGATTTCCTGTAAATAATCGTATCAATGAATTCTGTGATATGTCTTTAGATGAAATATATGAAGAATATGAAGCAATGTTAAATCATATTTTCATCAATGCAGATGATGATGTACAGTCATATTCATTGGCTGATGGCATTTATGATTTAATTGATGAGTTAGATGCAGGTATTGCAGTTGGTCTTCCTTATAATAATATGGATATTCTCAACAAGGAAACTGGTGGTCAGTTACCTGGCAATATAACACTGATTGGTGGATTATCTAATATGGGTAAAACCACATTAACAAGATCAATGTTAATCCCAAGCACGATTAAATATGGGGAAAGGCTTGTCATAGCTGTAAACGAAGAAGGAATTCGTAAGTGGCAGAGAGAATTACTTGTATGGGTTGCAAATAATATCTACAAACAAGACTTACAGAAGTTTGTTGTAAGAGATGGTAAATATTCAGATGAGACAAAAGATTTGTTAAAGAAATGTGCAGATTGGATTGTTGAAAAATCTGAGAATAATATGCTTACTCTTATTCCATTTAAAAGATATAAGACTCAGAAATTCATAAAAGTTCTAAAAAAATATGCAAATCTCGGTGTTAAGTATTTCATTCTTGATACATATAAAGCCGATTCAGGCAGTCGTTCCGATAAGATGTGGTTAGATATGCAACAGAATATGGTTGATATTTACGACACAATTAAGTGCAAAGAAGAAGGTGGATTGGAAGTTCATGTAACTATTACATTCCAGTTAGCAAAGTCTTCAGCACGTCAGAGATTTTATAGTCAAGATAATATTGGTATGGCGAAAAGTATTGTCGATCCTGCAAGTACATGTTTAATGCTGAGAGATGTATTTGAAGATGAGTATACAGGTGAGAAAAATGCTTTAAAGGTATATAGATTTGATGGAAAAAACAATAAATCAAAAATACCTGTCAAACTGGACGAAGGAAAACATTATCAGCTTATATTCATTTGTAAAAACCGTGAGGGTGCTGCAAGTAGTATACAGATTGTATGCGAGCATGATATGAGTAGAAACATATTGAAAGAAGTTGGTTTTACTTCTGTTCCAGTTGATTTTTAAATTTGTGATGGAGGCGGTGAGCGTGTATTAATGCAGATGAACTAAAGGAATACATCATAGAAAATAATTGTATAGAACAGATTTTATTATCGTTGGAGTGTCATGGACTACACGAATATCCTACTGAATGGAGAGCCGCCTTACCACAAGGTAATAATAAGACTGCTATATGTGTAAAGAAAGATACATTATCAGTAGCGATTAGAAGTTCGGAAGAAAACAAACGTGGAGATATTTTTACATTGGTTATGACAATAAAGGGTATATCTTTTGGGAAAGCTAATAAATATCTCCACAATATTTTAGGTTTGAAATATTCATATAGTAAGAGTGACAACAAAGATAATAAGAAAGATCCATTAGCAATCTTCAAAAAGGTGAAACGCCAAAGATACACAATTGATAAAGATGTTCCAGTGTATGATGATTCATGTATGAAAGAATATACTGATTTACCATATATTGATTGGGTTCGTGAAGGCGTTATGCCTTTTGCATGTAAAAGATTTAACATTGGATATTCATATGATAGAAAACGAATTGTTATTCCTGAACGAAAGTGGGATGGAGATGACAATGAATATATAGGTATCAGTGGGAGAACTACTGTACCAAACTATGAGATGTTTGATATTCCGAAGTTTTTTAAGTTATCCAAAACATATCCAAAAGGAATAAATGTATATGGGTTAAATGAGAATTATAAAACAATTCAAGAGGCTGGTTATACAGTCGTTTTGGAAGCGCAGAAATCGGTGCTTAAAAGGTATTCACGAAAAGATGGTACGGCTGTTGCAATAGGAAATTGTGAGCTTACAGAAGAACAAGTTAGGATACTGATTAGTTTAAATGTAGAAATTGTAGTGGCTTTAGATGAGGGAATTGATATAAACCATATTAGACAGGAATGTGATAAATTTTATCCTATTAGAAAAGTAAGTTACATATATGATCGTTGGGATTTGATTAAGAAAGGTAGTAAAGATAGTCCTGCTGATATGCCAAATAAAGTATACAACTTCCTTCTCAAGCATCGTGTTTTATATGATGAGTCAGAAAGGAGAAAGTTAAGAGATTGGCAAGAAAGACAAGTAAAGAATTAACAGAAATTTGTAACAAATTTGGTGTTGATACATTATGGTCATGGTCAAGATATCATTGTTACAAACAAGATAGATGGGAATATTTTTTGAAATACATCCTACACAAGAAAGAAGATAGAACAAATAGTATTTATTGTGTATCAGGTGGTAATGTACATGATATTATTGAGCAGCTATATACTGGCAAAATTAAATATGAGGATATGCCAGATTTATATGAAGATAGCTTATTTACAATGAATTGTGCAGAACTCAAATACAATCGCAGCGATTCCGATAAAAATGATGCAATAGCAAATAAATATGAAAATTGCATTAGACATTTCTTTAAAAATCATAATCTGATTACTTTTCCACATAA